ACCTTCACGATCCGCTTCCCGGCCTCGGGCTTTCGTATCGTTGCTCTCACCAGCCGGCCCTCCAACCTGCGCGGCCGCCAGGGCACCATCGTGATCGACGAGGCCGCCTTCCACGACCAGCTCGACGAGCTGCTTAAGGCAGCGCTGGCCATGCTGATCTGGGGCGGCCGGGTGCGCGTCATCTCCACCCACAACGGCGTGGAGAACCCGTTCAACGAGCTGGTTGAAGACATCCGGGCCGGCAAGCGCAAGGGCACCGTGCATCGGGTGACCTTCCAGGAAGCAGTGGCCGATGGCCTGTACCGCCGCGTCTGCCTGCGCCTGGGCAAGGAATGGACGGCGGCCGAAGAGGCGGCCTGGATGGCCGACGTCTACGCCTTCTATGGCGACGGCGCCGAGGAGGAGCTGGACTGCGTGCCGGCCAACTCGGGCGGCGCCTGGCTGTCCCGCGCCCTGATCGAGTCGCGCATGTCGGCCGACACGCCGGTGCTGCGCTGGGAATGCAAGGCCGGCTTCGAGCTGCTGCCCGACCACATCCGCGCCGCCGAGTGCCGCGACTGGCTGGAGGCCCACCTGGCGCCGCTGCTGGCCGCCCTGCCGGCGGAGGCCATCTCCTTCAACGGCGAGGACTTCGGCCGCAGCGGCGACCTGACCGTGCATGTGCCGCTGATCCAGACGCAGAACCTGGTGCGCCGGGTGCCCTTCCTGGTCGAGCTGCGCAACGTGCCCTTCCGCCAGCAGGAGCAGATCGCCTTCTACCTGATGGACCGCCTGCCGCGCTTCACCGGCGGCGCGTTCGATGCGCGGGGCAACGGCCAGTTCTTGGCCGAGGTGGCCATGCAGCGCTACGGCGCCAGCCGCATCCAGCAGGTGATGCTGTCCGAGGGCTGGTACCGGGAGCACATGCCGCCGGTCAAGGCCGCCCTCGAGGACGGCAACCTGGACGGCCTGCCGCGCGACGGGGACGTGCTGGCCGACCTGCGGGCGGTGCAGGTCATCAAGGGCGTGCCGCGCATCCCCGAGACCCGCACGACCGGCGAGGACAAGGGCAAGCGCCACGGTGACGCTGCCGTGGCGGTGGCGCTGGCCTACTTCGCCAGCCGCGAGATCAACAAAGGCCCGGTGACGGTGAAATCCCGCCGCCGTCGCACCGGCGCCAGAATCACCCAGGGGTATCAATGAGAGCCAAAGGCATGTGGGTCAGCCCCACCGAGTTCGTCCAGTTCGGGGAGCCGAGCAAATCGCTGTCCGACCAGATCGCCACGCGCGGCCGCAGCATCGACTTCTACGGGCTAGGCATGTACCTGCCCAACCCCGATCCGGTGCTCAAGGCGCTGGGCAAGGACATCAAGGTCTATCGCGAGCTGCGGGCCGATGCCCACGTGGGCGGCTGCATCCGGCGCCGCAAGGCAGCCGTGAAGGCCCTCGAATGGGGGCTGGATCGTGACAAGGCCAAGAGCCGCGTGGCCAAGTCGATCGAGGCCATCTTCGCCGACCTGGACCTGTCGCGGATCATCACCGAAATGCTGGACGCCGTGCTCTACGGCTACCAGCCGATGGAGGTGATGTGGGGCAAGGTCGGCGGCTACCTGGTGCCGGTCGATGTCGTCGGCAAGCCGGCCGACTGGTTCCTCTACTCGCCGGAGAACGAGCTGCGCTTCCGCTCTCGCCAGGCGCAGTTGCAGGGCGAGGAGCTGCCGCCGCGCAAGTTCCTGGTGCCGCGCCAGGACCCGAGCTATCACAACCCCTACGGCTTTGCTGATCTATCCATGTGCTTTTGGCCGACCACCTTCAAGAAGGGTGGCCTCAAGTTCTGGGTGCAGTTCACCGAGAAGTACGGCGCCCCCTGGGTGATCGGCAAGCATCCGCGCAGCGCCTCGGACGCCGAGACCAACCAGCTGCTCGACCGCCTGGAAGACATGGTCCAGGACGCCGTGGCGGTGATCCCGGACGATTCCAGCGTCGACATCAAGGAAGCCGCCGGCAAGACGGGCAGTACCGAGGTCTATGAACGGCTGCTGCACTTCTGCCGCTCCGAGGTGTCAATCGCGCTACTCGGCCAGAACCAGACCACCGAAGCCAACGCCAACCGCGCCTCGGCCCAGGCCGGGCTGGAGGTGACCCGCGACATCCGCGACGGCGACAAGGCCATCGTCCAGGAAGCCTTCAACACCCTGATCCGCTGGGTGTGCGAGCTGAACTTCAACGACGGCGCCCGCCCGGTGTTCGAGATGTGGGAGCAACAGGAGGTCGACAAGGTGCTGGCCGAGCGCGACGAGAAGCTGGTGCGGGCCGGCGCCAAGCTGACTCCGGCCTACTTCAAGCGCGCCTACAGCCTGCAGGACGGCGATCTGGACGAAGCGGCCGAGCCCATCGCCCCGGCGGCCGAGTTCGCCGAGGGCGACGTGGCCCCCGACCAGGACGCCCTCGATGCCGCCCTTGACGCGCTGTCGGCCGACGCCATGAATGCGGACGCCCAGGCCATGCTGGCACCGTTACTGAAGCGGATCGCCAAGGGTGCCAAGCCCGACGAGCTGCTCGGCACGCTCGCCGATCTGTACCCGGAGATGGACGCCACCGGCCTGCAGGAACGCCTGGCGCGCATGATCTTCGTGGCCAACCTGTGGGGCCGGCTGCATGCCTAAAGTGGATCTCGCCTACTGCATGACCCTGCCGCCCAGGAAGGCGGTCGAGTACCTGAAGAACAAGGGCTACGCGGTCACCTGGGACTGGGAAGAGCTGTGGCAAGAGGCCCAGGCCCAGGCGTTCACCGTGGCCAAGGCCACGCGCCTGGACATCCTGCAGGACATCCGCGAGGCGGTGGAAAAGGCCCTCACCGAAGGCAAGACCCTTGCATGGTTTGCAAAGGAGCTGACGCCGGTGCTCCAGGCCAAGGGCTGGTGGGGCAGGCAGGAACACGTCGACGGCGAGACGGGCGAGGTCAGCCAGGTGCAACTGGGCAGCCCCTGGCGCCTGCAGACGATCTACCGCACCAACCTGCAAACCGCCTACATGGCCGGCCGCTTCCAGGAGCAGCTCGCCAACGCCGACGACCGCCCCTACTGGCAGTACGTGGCCATCCTGGATGGGCGCACCCGGCCCAGCCACCGCGCCATGAACGGCAAGGTGTTCCGCTACGACGATCCGTTCTGGGGCTCGTTCTACCCGCCCAACGGCTGGGGCTGCCGGTGCCGCGTCGTGGCCCTTTCGGAAGACAACCTCACCAAGGGCGGCATCAAGGCGGATAGCTCGTCCGGCAAGCTCGGGAGCGCCATGAAGCTGGTCTCCGAGAAGACCGGCGAGATGCGCGAGGTGGCCACCTACCGCGCGACCGACCCGGTCACCCGCCGGGAGATCGTCTTCTCCCCGGACGTAGGCTGGAGCTACAACCCCGGCGCCGCCTCCTGGCAGCCCGACCCCAAGCGCTACACCGGCGACCTGGCCAAGCTCGCCAGGAAGGAACTGCCGTGAGCGACTTCGTCAGCATCACCGTCGACGACAGCCAGCTGCAGGCGGCGCTGCAGCGGCTGGAGCACGCGGGCGTCGATCTGAGCCCGGCCATGCGCAAGATCGCCCAGGCGCTCCACAAGGTCACCGAAGACAACTTCGCCGCCGAGGGCCGACCGAAATGGACGCCCCTGGCCGAGGCCACCAAGCACGCCCGCCTCGGCGGCAAGAAGACGTACAAGAAGAACGGCGAGCTGACGGCCGCAGCTCAACGCAGACAGGATGCCGGCTTCCGCATCCTGCAGCACACCGGCGATCTGGCTGGCAACATCAGCACCGACTACGACAGCACCCAGGCGGTGGTCGGCAGCAACAAGGAATACGCGGCCATCCACCAGTTCGGCGGGATGGCTGGGCGCGGCCGCAAGGTCGAGATTCCGGCCCGCCCGTATCTGCCGCTCACTACGGACGGCGACCTGCAGCCCGAGGCGCGCGAAGAGGTGCTCGATACCATCCTGCGGCACCTCAAACGGGCGGCTGGCGTCTAGCCGCTCTGGCAGCGTTCGGGGCGCTCGGGACGCGCAACGATAGTCCGACGCCCTGATCGGCGCGCCCTAAGGTTTTATAAAGGCTTGGTGCGCAGCATGCCGGCCCACTTCTCCCGCGCGTTTCCCGCCGAGGGGCCGGAATTGTAAAGTCGATTAAAAGACCGCCCCCCGCCCGCCGCCGATCATGGCGGCATGAACACGACCAAACACCTCCACATCTTCAAGCCCGGTCGCCAGACCGCGATGTCTGGTGTGACGCTGGAGTTTTCCGAATCCGATCTTGAGGCAAGCGCCCGCGCCTACGACCCGGCCAAGCACGAGGCGCCGATCGTCATCGGCCACCCCAAGCACGACGCCCCGGCCTACGGCTGGGTGAAGTCGCTGGCCGCCGGGGCCGATGGCCTCAACGCCGAGCCGCACCAGGTCGATGCGAACTTCGCCGAGCTGGTGGCCGCCGGCCGCTACAAGAAGATCAGCGCCAGCTTCTACCTGCCCGACGCCCCCAACAACCCGGTGCCCGGCGTCTATTACCTGCGCCACGTCGGCTTCCTTGGCGCCCAGCCCCCGGCGGTGAAGGGCCTCAAGCAGGCCGAGTTCGCCGATGCCGAGGACGGCGTCGTTGAGTTCGGCGACTGGGGCATGGAGGCCAACGCCTCCCTCTGGCGCCGCATGCGCGAATGGCTCTTGGCCAAGTTCGGCCAGGAAACCGCCGACCAGGTGGTTCCTGACTGGCAGATCGAATCCATCCGCGAAGCCGCACGCCAGGACGACGACGCCCCGCGCACCGCCTTTGCCGATCCCATCGTTTCCCCGACCCACCCACCTCACGAGGAGAACCATGCAGTGACACCCGAGGAAAAGGCCGCACTGGAGGCCGAAAACGCCCAGCTGAAACAGCGCCTGGCGGAAGCCGATGCGCGCGAGAAGGCGAGCACGGCCGCCAAGCGCCACGGCGACCACCTGGCCTATGCCGAGCAGCTCGTCGGCGAGGGCAAGCTCGCCCCGAAGCACAAGGAAGCCGTGGTCGCCTTCCTCGACTTCGCGGACGGCGAGACCGCCCTGGAGTTCGGCGAGGGGGATGCCAAGCAACCGCTGGCTACCGCCTTCAAGTCCTTCCTGGGTGATCTGCCCAAGGTGGTCGAGTTCGGCGAAACCGCCACCAAGGACAAGGCCGGTCAGCAATCCGGCGGCGACGCGGTGGACTACGGCGAGAACGTCGATCAGGACCGCCTCGCCCTCGATCGCAAGATTCGCCAGTACATGCAGGAGCACAAGGTGGATTACGCCACCGCTGCCTCCTGCGTGATCAAGTAACCCAACCCAGGAGATTTCAATGGGCCGTTTATCCAACCTGCGGGTCGTTGACCCGGTTCTGACCAACCTGTCGGTCGGCTACAGCAACGCCGACCTGGTGGGCGATGTCCT